CGCACCTGATTTAGTTTTACGGTAATTACCGCCTTTACCCGTAGTACGTCTTATAGATTTTTCTTTCTTCCTAGGCATTATTTCTTTTTACTTTTCTTTTTAGGCTTCTTAGCTGTTTTAGCAGAACGTTTAAAAGCAGCTGCTGTAGGAGCACCTTTAGCTCCTTTCTTACGCATCTTCTTTCCTTCTTTACGTTTTTTATTTATATTGTAATAAAGACCTTTTCTAGCAGTTCTGCCGTCTTTAGTTTTATGTGTTTTCTTTTTTGCGGGCATACTATTCTCCTATTTTTTCTTATGTACTTTTTGTACTGCGAAATTCGCTGTTAAACTAGCACCTTTATGTTTTACAAACTTACCTGTGTGTTTCATTAATTTAAATGATTTACCATTTTTCATCCAATGAAATCCTTTCGGTGCTTTAACTTTCATACTAAACTCCTAAAACTCTATCTTTTAATCTTATCGCTCTTGGACCTACTTGTATAGCCCAACGACTGTCTAACATTTCAACCGCTGCTTTGTCCCAATCTTCTTTTTCCATAGCTGCTAAAAAGTTTTTAAATTTTAATAAACGTGTAATCCCTAAGTTAAAACACATATTAGCCATAACTAAAACTAAATCTTCAGGAAGGTCTCTCCACCACGAAATATTTCTATCTAAATCATTAAAAACATTTTGTATATCGTTTTCAAAACACTCATTAATTCTTTCTTTAGAAACAGGAGTATCTACTTCTTGTCCGTGTTCTGGGTCTGTTTCTAATATTAAATGACCTATGCCAAACGTAGGATAACCTAAATGGTCTAAATAAATTTTATCAATACAGCCTTCATCAAACGTTAATTCTTCTTGTAGCTTTTTTAAATCCATAGTATTCCCTTTTATAATATTTTTACTATTGTGTTTCCACCCGTTAAGACACTTACTTGTCCAAGAGATGATGTTCCTTGAACTCCCTTTTCTGTTCCTGAATAAATATCTGACCATTGTTCTCCTGTCCATAATTGAAGTTGTTTAGTAGTTAAGTTCCAAATAACATCCCCTGTATTAAACTGGTTTATATTTCTTTGAGATTCATTAACGTTTATAGTAGAGCCCACGTTTACTTTATTTAAGCTTAATTCTAATATTCTAACTAAACGATTAAATATTGCGGGGTCTATGGGTCCTATAGCTACAGGAAGTTTCGTTTCTAATAGCTTAGCCATTACCTCATTCCATCAGGTTTTATATCTATACGTGTTGCTCCCAATCTAAAACTCATTCCCACGTCACTCGCATTCGTATCGTTAGATTGAACTCTTAATACTGCTTGTCTTCCTCTTACACGAGTATCTATTTTAGTAGTTACCGAAGTACATCCACTAGTAACTGCTGTAGTAAGTTCTTCTCCAGGAAAATTTCTTCTTTTTAACACAATATCTAAGGTTTGTCCGTCTGCTCCTGTACTTGCAGAACCTGTAAATTTAACATCAGGAATTATTCTACTTATAGACTGATACGCATCTCCTTCGCCTAAATCAAAATCAGCAGATTCTATAAAGACATTAGTCATTGCTGTATTATCATCGTCGTTACCTGTTTCATGGTTGAATAAATACCCAATGTTATCGGTACTAGATGTTGCTTTAGGGTCGCTAAATATACCTTCGTCTATCCAACAAGTTCTGGAAAGTTCTCCTATCATCCATAAATTTTCTTCATAATTATAAGTAACATATCTATCGATAACGTTGCTATCTGCCGAACAATAAAACCAACCGACTTCGTTAAATGCTTTATTAACAAAACCGAATATTTGATAACTTTGTGTTTGGTTTAAATCAGAAAATACATAATCATCTACAGTACATGGAAGTTCTTGTATAGCTCCTGCATAAGCATAAAAACCTTTTTTATCCATCCAAAAAACGCCTTTAGGAGTATTTACCATAGCATTAGGTCCAACAAGACCAACACCTTCATTAACTAGGTTAATTGAAAAAGTAAAAGGCTGACCTACAAAAGTCATAGAATATAAAGACGTATCTGTCCATATCAACGTTTCTTGTCTTGCTCTAACAGCTCCTATGATTGCAGAACCTGCTGAAAGTCTAAAAGACCCTGCTGTATTAGTAGGTAACGGTTCCCATTGTTCTACATTTTCTTGGTCGCTCCAAGCTATAAACATAGGGTCGATAGCCCCTGTTCTAGCCGTGCTTGAATCATTTAAAGGGTCTGCTCCGAAACAAATAACATGTCTATCTACATCAGATACCATCACTTGTAATGCTACTGTTGGTGTTAAATTAGCTCCTGCTAAACTAGATAAAGCAACTGCTCGTGTATTTGTGCCGCTAGACTCGTCCCAATAAAAAACACCTGAACCTCTGGCATTTAAAAGCAAATCTTCTCCAAAATTATCGTGAGACCAAAGTCTTAACTGATTTGTGGCATCTAAAGAAGAAACGCTTCCCCAAGTTCCTGCTCCCCAGTAATCAGACCCCCAACCTGTAGAAGGAACATAAACGTCTAACCCAACATTTAACTGATACGCTCCGTCTACACCAGCACCTCCGTTGCCGCTATCACTTGAATTAGCGGTAGCTGTTGCAGTAAAAGTGTATGTATTAACAGTAGGGACTGTGTTTATTTGATATTCTTGATTTAAAACTGTGGCTGTTATATTGCCGCCTAAAGTAGCTGCTCCGCTAAAAGTAACAAAATCTCCAGCAACAGCTCCGTGGTCAGAATCTGTAGCGGTGATAGTTGTAGAACCGTCTGTAGCTGCAAAAGTAATACCGTTTGTTGTAGTAGCTCTTATTGGTGTTACATCGTTAAAAACTGTCCCGTCTATAACGTAATATTTCCAAGTAGTTCCTAATCCTAAATATTTAGTACCTGCTAAATCTACCCAAGCATGAAGTGCTCGTCCTGTGGCTTTAAAGGTGTTACTAGTTGCTTTAGCCCAACCGCCTATTTTTTCTGGTAATCCTTTACGAAAACGAACTAAATTAGAATTAACCCAACCGCCTTCATTAGCATAATCTGTTGCTTCTTTGTTTATTCCTGGTTTAAATAAAAGTTTTTGAAGAGGCATTAAATCCTCCTATACAAACTTAGCTAAAAATACAACACCGACAATAAAAGGATAGACCGCCCAAATCATGTTATCTAGTTTATCAAAACGTTTTGAGCCGTCTTCCAGTCTTTTATCGATACTTTTATATAATGCTTTACACTCTCTTTCATGAGATTCTATAGCATTTAATGCATCTTTAGCAGTAGCCATTATTTATCTTTGGCTTTTCCGATGTTTAAAGCAAGTAAATCAATAAACTTATACAGTTTACCAATCCAAGCGTCATCTTTAGGGGTGGGTGTTGAAGCTGCTACTATTGAAGCAACGGTTACTATTGTAGTAATCCACATAATTAAATCTACCATTTATTTCTCCTCTTTTTCTTCTAGAACCTCATCAGCTTTTTCTTTAGTTGAAGCTATAAAGGTGTTTTCAAAAACAGTTAAAGCTGCTTGTATTTGGTCTAAGTCAAACTGAATTTTAGATTTTTTATTTCTTAAATCCGTAATTTGATTAGCTAAATACTTTTGCTCCTCACTCATTTCTGTTTCTAGAATTTCGTTATCGCCAATGACGGCTTTATTTTCTTCTTTTTGCATTAGTGCACCTCCTAAGGTGATGGTTTGGTTAAAATTAACTATTATCAGTTATGTACTTTTTACCAGTAGCAATAGCTGCAACGTGAGTAGTCTTTTTACTATCTGCTGCACCTTTTACATTAGGTGTATCATCATCACTATCAACAGGTGCATATTCTAAAATAAGTTCTAAATGGTCTACGTTCCTTTGTACCATTGTATTTATTTCAGCTTGTGTCATTCCTGTAACATCCCAACTTCCAGCTTTTACACCGTCAATTAAGTTTACGCTATCAGTTCCTGCTGATAAAATTGATGTTACTGTTCTAGGTTCTATAGTCATATTATTCTCCTTTTAAAGTTGTTATTTCGGCTTTTAATTCATCTACTTGCGTAGACAGTTCTTGAACTGCTTTAACCATGACAGACATAATAGCTGATGGTGCAACTCTTTGCCTTCCGTCTACTTCATCTTCTTGCCACATATCAAAGCCATCTTTTAAATTATGATTATCAATCACTTCTTTAACTTCTTGAGCTATAAAACCATGATTGTATTTACCATTCATAGTTCTTTCTTCAGAACCTTCTTTATAGGCTTTCATTTCTGAAGGTATATCTTTTTCTTTTTT